GCAAATGATTCGGCAGATTGAGTTCCAGCTAAGAACTCTTTGAGTCCATAACTACTTTCAAGCATTTTAATTGTAATAGCATCCTGAACATCGGGAGTAAACAATGTGTTGGCAGTATATCCAGCATCAAGTGCCCTTTGCATAATAAATCTTGGCATGTGCTGGTATCTACCAATAGCACCATTAGCATTGTCCTGTAACCACTGAATAGTTTTTTCAGTTGCTTTACCAGGAGTGCCCCCATGTGATGTATTAAAGATATCATAAGAACCCCCAGATTCTCCTGCAGCAATGAGATCTAGTACACCTTTCGCTCCACCAGAGAAATTACCAGCCCTGCCAACTACACCAACTTCGCCGTTATCTACATCATCTTCATCTTCACTGCTACCACCCTTAATGAAGTTCATAATTTTACCAAGCAATCCACCACGCTTAGTTTTTTTCATTTTAGAATCGTCGGGAGGGGAGTCAATGTCTACTTCCATTGGTACTACTGGTAGATTCAATGACTTAGCAATCGGATCAGTAATTTGTCTGACCATGTTTTCCACAGGGTCGGCCCATGTACCAGCACGTTTAGTAACTTCTCTTAAGGCAACAATGATAGGAGCAAGACTTTGTAATGGGTTAACAGAAGATGAAGCACTCTGCCCAGCACGAATAAGCATCTCGGGTCCTGCTTCTCCGATCATAGCATTAACAGTACCACCACCCAAGTCTCCCGTTGCTCTAGCACCAGCAACTTCTGTGAACTTAGGAATAGTTCCACCCTCAGACATCTTCTCCATCATTTCTTTGTTCGCTTCATCTCTACCATAGATGTTACCAAGACCACCCTTCTCATCAGGAACAACGTCCATGAAGTCGATACGGTTCAATCCTCCACGAATGTTCTCCCTAATTCTAGCATCAAACTTAGCGAGGTTGTGTGCCTGTTTCTCTCTGTCTTCTTCGTTCAGGAATGGATAACGAACTGCTTCCATAGCATATCTAAATGGAGCACCAACAACATCAAGAATGTTACCTGTTACTTTGGTTGCCTCGTTAGATATCCCCGCTAGATTTCCCATACCACCAATGAGAGCACCCATTGGTCCACCCACTTCTTCACCTTTCTTCTTCAGGAAATCTCTAGCTTGCTCACCAGCACCACCTTTCTTAGTAAGTTGGAAGAATCCCTCGCCAATAGCAGAAGCACCAAGACCAACACCACCTACGATAGCAGCACTAGCGGCGGCAGTACCAGTGAGAAGAGTACCTACCTTAGTTGCCGCCATCTTAACAGGTTGCCATAAAAATCTTCTACCATATCTAAACAGGGTCCTAGCAAGTCTCTTGGGATTTTTTAGTCTCTTCCACCACTTGCTCTTTCGGAACTTGTCAAACATATCACCGAAGTCAAGTCCACCCTTCTCACCTTTTTTCTTTCCTGTTAGTTTATCTACAGTTTCTTTATCAGAAAGATCTTCACCCTGCTTAATTTCTTCTTCTTCTGCTCTTGCTTGAGCAGAATCAGCAGCCTTTGCTTCTAATCCTAGTAGTTTTTTCTTGGAATCATTGATTCCTTTTTGTAGTTTGTTACCTGTTGATAATTTATCTTTAAGTTCTTTTAGTGTCTTATCTAATTGAGAAGACTCGGGAGTAATCTTTTTAGTATCAATTACTTCGTTAAATTTCTTCTCTAATTCATCTATCTGTCTCTCAATATCAGTAGCAACACCACTCTCTTTGGGTTTACGAATAGTTCTAGTGCCAAAGATACCAGCAGACAACCTTTGTTGCTTAGTAAGTGCTGGATCTAGAGTAGCATCAGGATTGGACGAGAATGTACCTCTTGTCCTAGCAATAGCATCACCACCAAACTCAAGACCTAATGCTTTCTTAACATAAAATCCTTTGTCTTGCTCTGGCATTCCCTGCTCAGCAGCATTTTTTCTGAGTTCAGCAGCACGACCGAAAGCATCTTTTGTTTTGTTGAATACAAATAGACTACTATTCTGAAAAAATCCTGGTCCTTTCGTACCCTTAAAATCAGCTGGTTTTACACTCTTCCTAATTTTAACTAAACTTTTTGTCTGTTTTCTTTGCTTAGGTTGAGCAGATTCTGGAGGGTTCTGAATAGATTCTACTAGATCATCTAGTCTTCCATCAAATGCCTCTGCCATTCTCTCGGCAGCAGACTTTTTGGTTTGTATTGGCAGACGAACAATACCACTCCTACGTGGTAGTTTTAATGTCTTTGGTGCTGATAGTGGTTGCTGTGGAGTAGATTCAAAAGGAGCTTCAACTTTAATAACTATAGGTTCATCTACAGTCTTCTGCTCTACCTCTACAATCTCTACCTCTACAGGTATATTCTCTGGTTCTGCTTTAGGTTCATCATATAAGTAAGCAGACTTCAGGAATTCGTAGTAGTCGATCATCACCTGATAGGCTCGAGCACCACCATGCATATTCATTTGAGGATACCCTCTGGGATCCTTCTTCAGATTAGAAATAATTTTATCTGCTTCTTCTGGAGTACAGTCAATAAACTTAGAGTATGATGTACCACTAGCGTCTGTGCCACCAGTTAGTTTTGCCTTCAGTCTATCAAACTGAGCATCACTAACCTTAGCACGATACCATGGTTGATCTTTGTCTAGTATTCCTGATGGTGGAGTGGGAAGACTCATCGTTGTGCCTGCTGTGCTTTCCTTTGTTCTTCTTGTTCTTTAATCCATTGATTTAAAAGGGAAACATACACGGTCCTCTCCCACGGCATCATATTTTCAATCTCTGCCAAAGAGTATTTATGGTGCTGCATGAGAGAGAAGTTTGTTCTATAATAGTTTTCTAAAGTATTATAGAACATGCTCACCCGAAAAAAGACTGTAAACCCTCCAACGTGTAGGTCGAATCAATTCCAGTGTTGGGATTAGTTGCTGTAAATTCATGCCTAAGTGTTGGCATAGTCTCAAAGAATCCCTGTACTAATTCAAACTGTTGTTGAGTCATATTCCCAAGGAATCTTACAACTTCATTCCTTTTCATGTCTCTTATATCCCATACCTCTTCACCTTTGAAGACCTGATCAATACAATCAGCAATTAGATTAAAGATATCCTCAGTAGAATCTAGATCTTTATTGAGTAGGGTTAGGTCAACAAACTGTTTGAACCCAGGATACTTCATCATCAAACCAGTATCCTCATTCAACATGATTTTTCTATCATGTCCTTCTGGTTTTGTTACTTCAATCGAATCAATGTTTAAAGACACAGTAACCTGAGTTTCATTGTCGTCTTGACAAATAACTTTCATCTTAATATCTTCACCAGCTGAGACGGATCTGATTTTAAGGAACAAAAACTCTAGATCAAATGATGCTAAATTTTCTACCTTTACACCACGTGTTTGGATACAAGCAGTGAGAGTTTGTTTTACTGCTCTCTCAATTTCTTTTTCATCTTCGGACTCCATAGCAAGAAGCAATACCTTCTCTTCTTTCACTAGGAATGGTCTGTATTTCACTTTTTTCCCAGTGGAGGGAAGCACCAACTCATAGGTTGGCACAGATAAAGTAGGTAATGGCATAACGATAGATGATATGTTTAATTATTTAGATCGACTTTTTTAAGTAAAAAATAGCGGGAAAAATTTTCCAAGTTTTATGGAATCAACCACGAAAAGTTCTAATGTCATTATAAAGGATACTATACTTACTGTAGTAGAAGTTAGCAGTAACCTTAGTAACTTGTGATGCTCCGTAGGATAGAGGAACAGCATCGATAGCATAAGGGAAGCAGTCGATCATTGTATACATCATAGATGCTCTACTATTAGCAGCACTCTTTCCTTTTTCTGTCTTAGTAATCGTGACATTACACTGATATTGATCGGGATACTTAAGACGAATAGATTTCTCCCTGCTTCCTAGAGTTCCAGTTTCTGATTTGAGTTCGACGAGATTAGCATTTTTTCTTACATATTTTCCTGTCTGATCTAGTACATCACGACCACTAGATTCGTATTCATTGAAGATAAAACTCTGCCAAGAGTTAAGGAACTTGAGTGGTGTCATGTTAGCATCACACATCCACCCCAATTGAAAATCAGTATATAATTTGGTGGTAGCATAGTTTATCTGACCTTCACCTAGTCTAACACCAGTCAAGTTTCCTGTTGTTGCTTGTACATTTGGGAGTTGTGCTTCTTCACAGAACATCTTCAATACATCAGCAGCATTACTTCCTTTCAAATTCGCATCTGTGTCAGCAGCAGAAGTAGAAGCCTTTCCAAAATTTAGTCCAATTTTCTTAAATCTATCTCGAATCTTGTCGTGATCAGTGCCGTTAAACTGAAAAACAACATCAAAGTTGTTGCTGTACGACATACCACCCTGTTGAGCGATAACGTCTATAAATTTTCCCAGTCCTTTGGGGCTCGGTTGTTGTGACACGCTAAATATGGATAGTTGGTCCAACTATATTTATCATGGCATATTCGGGTGTTTATAAACCAACTAACCCCAAAAAATATAAAGGTAATTCAACTAGGATAGTCTTTCGTTCTTTGTGGGAAAGAAAGTTTATGTATTTCTGTGATCATAATGACAGTATTGTGGAGTGGGGTAGCGAGGAAGTAATCGTTCCTTATCGTTGTCCTACTGATGGAAGAGTACACAGATATTATCCTGACTTCTACATTAAAGTTGTATCTAAAACTGGTGTCATCAGTAAGTATCTCGTTGAGGTTAAACCAAAGAAGCAAACCAAACCACCGAATGATAAACCAAAAAAGAAAACTGCCTCTTGGAAGAGGGAAGTCCTAACATACGCTAAGAACCGCGCTAAGTGGGAAGCAGCAGAGGACTTCTGTGAGGACAGGCAGATGAAATTTATTATCCTCACAGAAGATCACCTAGGAGTCTAAAATGGCACAGGGATTCAAATCCATTCAACGTAACTCAGTAAATCCTGACACTGGTTTCGAGACTTTGTTCGAGAAGATAACTAAGAAGACAGAAGGAGAAAAAAGACCTTTGTCATGGTATCGTGCTGCTGTAAAATCTGAGTCTAAAGTATACGCTACAGATAATTCACGATATATTTCGGCAGAAAAAAGAGATAACACAGGTTCTAATAATGAACAGGATCAAAACATGGTCCGTCGCTATGTAGTAGCAGGACACTTGTACATGTTTGAGTACAAGGCAAAAATGAGATGGTTACCATATTACGATAGGTTTCCTCTCGTCTACTGTATTAAGTCTAATAAAAATGAATTTTATGGTGTGAATCTACACTACATGTCTGTCAAACGTAGGATTCTGGCAGTCAATAAACTACTCAAACATAATCGTATTGAATTTCCTAAGAAGTGCTTCCATAAATACTTACACTCTCATGTAGACGGATTCTATCTTGATCTCGCTGCTGCTGAATGGGACACTGCCATTCTACTACCCACCGAGGACTTTGTGAAAGATGTGAACGGTCGGGTCTTTCCCTATCCTAAAGAGGATGTATGGAAGGAAACAAATGATTCTTTCTATGATAACATCAAAGCACAACGAGTCATCGAAGGGTATGCCAAGAAATCAAGCAAAGAAATGGTAAAGTAAATGGCGGAAACACTTAACTTATTATCAACAAAATTAGTGACAGGGGGTGATGTCACCGACAAAAAGTCTCGTCTTGCATACCCAGAGAATCTGTTCGAGAACTATACAGATTACGTTAAGTTTGATTTTTATAAGTACAACGGACCATTTTCTGGTGATGGTGGTGGGGAAACTATAGATACTGAAGGAGCTCCAACC